GCGGGATTTAATCTTGGGACTCCCCGTCCAAAGGAGAGGCCTGATGCAGGCTAGAGCGCATGACTGTTCGCGCACGCCACCGTAAGATACCATCTCGTAAGTGGGGGGCAGCCGAATCAATAGCCCATATATACTGGCCAAGAGATTTCTCGATTGGCTAGTTCTGCATCGCTGGAGCTATGGCAGAGTCGAACTCCACCTCATATCTACACATCAGGCGACCCAAGCCGATCGTTGTGTCGGAGGAGAATGCTGCATAGAGAAGCCAGGCAGGTACGGAAATATTAGCTACCGTAGTGTTAGCAGGATTGTTCTTCACTACGTACCACCGGAATTGCGCTCTCTGGGGGTTGTACATCACCAAATCGGTTTTGTCCCACACAGAAGCCTTCCTATTTCCCTCGGTTTGTAGGATGTTGGTGGACGTAGGTACACCAATATCATTCTCATCGAATACCATAACCAAAGTGATTTGGCCGGGAGTGGTCGAAGCGCATACTGGTTCGTACCAGCACTTCAACGACCGGAAGCGGTAGCGGCTGTAATTGGCGCCAATTTGTTGGAGCCACGCGAGGGCAGGAGATGCAGCTGAAAGCGGGAGAGCTCCCACTACCTCGGTATTAGCAACCGCCGAGGATGTAATAAAAGCCATCGGCTCTTCATTGCACACCGTCGTAATTGACGATCCTCGGCGGCTTCCGCCACGAGTGGTGGTTTTGGGACTTGCTACTGGGGTTCTCAAACTCCGGGCTACGGGGGCATTGTGAATTGCCGCGCCCGCTCTTGAAGCTCGTCGGGAATTGGGTCTCTTCTTCGCGGCATTGCCGCGTTTGTTGGGCGCCATCTTTCTAGAACGGTTTTGTCGATGGAGCCAATTGCACCGACTCTAGATATTGACGGATAGATGGCCAGTGGGGGCTGGTTCCCAGCTCGAATTGTGTCGTGAAACTGGGGGGTCTTGGAACTCAAATACCTGTAGAGGGTCTTGGCCCAGGGGACTAGAAAGGATCCCTCCGCCTCAATTTTGTGAGAACAAAACTCGACGGACTCCAAAATGCCCTCGAAATCTGTGGGGCACAGCTCGTATTCCTTGCAGGTGTGACCCAAAGCAAGGTACTTGGCTGGGGCGTCCTCCACGAACGCCTCCACAGAATCATCTCCCATGGCTATGCACCATTCGGAGCCTATGATCTCCGCCATCAAGCAGCGGATTCTTGAATTCATGGAAGATGTCAAGTATGATCCTGATTTCATTATGCCGGGCAGCTCCTGCGCAATCAAGGTGCCATCTGACAACTGAAACAGACTGAGACTGAAACAAGCAAACCGATTTCGTACCACGTTTAACAAACGCGGATTGTCTTTAAGGCTTGGCTCCATTA